CATTCGGTTGTTAGGTTTATATCCTACTGTTGGCATTACTTTTTCTCCTGTTCAGGTTTGATGAGTTGCTCTGGGCAAGTACCTGTAGCGGTACAGATTGGGGGTTTACATTCAGCATTTTGCCAATTCTGAGGGTCTTGGCAAGGGTATCTAAAGCGGTCTTCGCACCCTGTCAAAAACAGGATTGTCGCTAATAGACTCAGGCTCATTACGATCTTTATCACGCTGTTTCCTTTCAATGCGTTTCTCAATCTTTTCAAGTTTCTCTAAGGCACTTTTGGTTTGATTCTTCGCCTCAAGAATGTCCAAATACAACATTGCGCCCAATGGGAGTAAAAACGCAACCAACACACAAGCAGCAATCCATCCCATTATCTCTTCCCCAATTGACTTACGAACAGAAACCACAGCCACAGGTACAGGAGGAATATAAAAGTCATTGTTAGATACCCTAGCTTTAGCTGGAAGTTTCTTTCCTCCTCTTTGCGTAGCCATGTCTCTTGCCTTTTCTTCGCCTCTTCCATCAACCTTGCTTGTGTCTGCTCCTCTTCAATCTGGTCTTTCATTGCGTAAACGGAACTGTATAAAGCACCCATCTCAGGGGGGGCTGAATATACGAGACATTCACGAATCTGAACTACCAACCTATCCATCTCTTGCTGTGCCATCACCCTCTTGAGAGCCGCTTCCATGTGGTTCTGATTAGGATCATAGACTGTCAGACTCTTTTCTTCTTCTTCCCTTATGTGTGCCGCTAACTGTTCCTGAAGTTTGAAGAACTCGGTTAAATTTTTTACGATCCCAATCTTGACTTCAGTTTCATCAACACTGACATACTCCGACTTTTTAGACTTAGCCAGAGGCTTTGCAACTTGAGGCTTTGAGCTACCAGCAAAGAACTTGCGGAACTTACTCCAGAAACCACCAAGTTCCTTGCCGATAGCCACAACCTCATCAGCAGTTTTCTTAATCTGGACAAACTGTTCTTTACTTTGCTTATACAGCTCGACTCCAGCAGAAATCTGCCTAACAAGTGAACTCGCCATGAGGCAAATCGTGATTGGATCAATTTCAGTCTCCTTATTGAGTCTGTGACTTTGACAGTAAATTGAACATCAATGGGTAATCAAGTTCAGGGAATAACCCAGTAACTTTTTCAGCTTGTTTTGCACCTTTGCCAGCCATAAATGCTGATTCACCAACCAATCTTGGAGATGATGCGGCTAAATATCCAACACCTAATGGAGTTGAAATCTGGCTTCCTAACAGTCCAGCAGTACCAATAGTTCCAGCACCCTGAATGCCTCTAGGAGTCCATGAACTTAATGCTTGACCAGCAAGTGCTGGTTTGATTGGTATACCTCCAGCTTGCTCAAGTTCTGTAGCCAAGTTCATGCGTTGACCATAGTTTGCATTGACATTGTTACGCATAACTGATTGCAACTTACGCAAACCCGCATCAGCAGTAGCTTTTTTGCCCAAAGACAAAGAACGCTCAATTTCCTTGATCTGGTCAGCAGTTTCAGCATACTGCTTCATAGTGTCAGCATATGTAGGGGCTTGCTTTTGAATGGTTGACTTGATGGAGTTGTAAATATCTCCCACAACAAGCCTTGAGCTTTTCTTCTCGAAAGGGATTGATTCAAGAACATCGCCAACTGATTGCTTTAAGGCATCAAGTCCCTCTGGTGTATGGTAAGTTGCAGGGTCTGAGTTCTTCCAATCATCAATGATTTTCTGAGCCTCTTGAATTTTGCTCAAAGCATAATCACTTTTCACCTTACCTTTGTAGGTGACTTTATCCATAGCACTCTTCAATGCTGTATCAACATCATCAAACTTTAATACTGTTTGATCTGTTTTGATATTTGCCATGTTTGCACGATAAGCCTGTTGCTGTTGCTTAGTCATGGCATCAAGGTTTGCTTTTGCGTCTTCCAAAACCTGAAGTTGGTCAGCAGTACCACGCAAGTTTTCTGTAAATGATTTTGCTTTTGCACCGCCATCTTTACCAGCCTCAAATGCTTGTCTAACAGCCTCAGACCCTGCACCAGTAATCATGCCTAATGATGGTGCTAATGCTTGTGCGCCTAACTTAACTGGTGCAGTCACAATACTCAAAGGGTCTGTAACTTTTGCTGCTGTTGTCAATACTTTTGATGTTGTTCCTGCTTTAGGCGCAAGACTAGCACCGCCAGTTAAGAAGATAGACAAGTCGGATAAAACACTAGCAGGGTCACTAGCCAATGCTTGTTTGGCATTTTCTATGTTCCCATATCTATTTACATAGAATTGCTTGACCAAATTAGCTTTGTCAATAGATGCTTGATCCCTACCTACAAAATCCACCACTTTGTCTGGTAATAAGTTTTGCAGTGTTCCTGCACCAATATCAAGAACACCTTTGATCGTTTCTACAGGATTGGTTACTGCCTCATAAACATCACCAACCATAGAGCCAAAAGATTTTGGAAAGTTCATAACAGCACCAGTAGCTACTTGGCTTGGTGTCAGTGTTGAACTTGATGATTGTTGCTGTTGTTGTGGTTGAGTTGTAGTTGGTTTAGTAGGTTGAACTGGAGCAGATGGGGTCAAACCATTTTGACGCTCAAAAGCATCAATTTGGGCATTTGTATAACCAGCCGCTATAGCCTTTTCACGATCAATAGTTGCCATGTTTTATCTCCTACCGCCAAGTAAATTTGTTGGATTTGTGTTTGGTTTTTCATTAACAATGAAGTTTGATAATGGTGGAAGTGATGAAGATGGTTTCAAAGCATCCAATGCGGCTTTGCTATAACCTTGAACACGCAATACATTATCAAGTTTTACATATGCTCTTGTTGCCATTTCAGCTTGTCTATCAAGATTTGCTTTAGCTTGCTCTGGTGTCATTCCTTTGGTGACCATAGCTTTATCAAATTCAGCTTTTTCAGGAGCAGTCAAAGCAGCACCAAACAAGTCATTTCTAACTTTGTTGACATGATCTTGATATGACTGCCACCATTGGAATAATGCAATATCTTTTGGATCACTTGATTTACCAGCCCTCCAGACATCAGCATCACCAAGTGCAACTGTAGGATAACCAGCAAATTCTGGTTTAAATGATGTTGTCAAATCACTTAACTTATCAACTGAATTAGCACGATCAGCAAGTTTAGTAGCATCAGCCAGTTTAATTTCTTTACCATCTGCCGCTTTTTGTTGATCGTCTTGTGCTTTTTTAATCTTCAGTTTAGCTAACTCAAGATTCAATTCTTTGAGAGAATTGTTTGTTTCTCTTGACTGATCTCTAGCATTCTTGTCAGCAGCATATTTCTGTGCGTCATTGTTGATTCTTGTCAACTTCTCCATCAGCACATTTTGGTCTTCAAAATCAAGGCTGGCAAAGTTCTTAGAGAGTTGTGTAGCGTATGGCAATACTGTTGGATGAATTGCATTTCCAGTTATCAATGCTTGAATTGCATTGTCAGATGATGCAGTTTGAACTGGTTGACCCTCTGGAGTAATGATCTTCCAAGTACCATCAGGTTGACGCTCAACCAGTTTTTCACCCTTTTTAAGTTCCTTAGTTTCTGGCGCAAGTTTTTTAAGGATTTCACGACCAGCAACAGATGTTGATAACTGTTTCTCAACTTCAGGATCACGAGTTCCATCAGGCTTGAATAAAGTCTTAGCAAGTTGTTGAACCTTTAATGATTCAATACCTTGAACACCCTCAAGCCTCTGCTTGACAATATTTGCACCAACTTGACCATATTTAGATACAAGTGTATTTGCAACATCCTGATTGAATGTTTGAGTTTGTGGGTCAAGCAATGGTGTTGTTTGTTCACCAGTGTCAGGGTCAATACCATTAGCAATGCTCAAGGCTCTTGCCTCCATGCCACGCTGTAAAATACCCTGACCACGCTCAAGCAAACGCTGTTCACGCTCAAAGCCACGAGCCTCTGCAACAGCAGACTGCTCTTTGGCTTTCATCATCTCGTTACGCAACAAGAATGCAGCCTCTTGGTCACCAGTTTGCAAGGCGGCATTGATGGCTTGAGCATAAGAATCTGGATTGCTTGGGTCAATCATGCCAAGCAACTGCTGACGCTGAGTAATCTTCTGCAACTGTGGGTCAACACCACCCAAAGCCCCACCAATGGCACGACCTAATTGCTGTGCGCCAAGAGCAATACCATACTGACCTTGTTGCATAGGGCTAAGACTAGCCTGTTGCAAGGCTTGAGCTTCCATAGCAGCCTGACGCTGTTGCTCATACTGCTGTGGAGTTGCAAATAAACCTAAGATGTCTGATGCCATGATTATCTACCCCATGTTGCAAATGGATTTTGAGTCAAATTAGCTGATGGTATTGATGACATACTTGGCAAATTAACATTCTGCCACCAGTTTTGAACACCGCTAGTAAACTCAGGACTTTTAGCCAAGTTCATTAAACCAGTACCTAAATCACTGCCAGCCGCACCTTGTAAGGTCTTAGCCGCACCCAATCCACCAGCTAATAATGCTTGTCCAACATTACCACCAGCAGTAGCCGCACGACCACCTAAAGCAGAACCCATCTCCAAAGGCTGTTGACCAAGAGACTCAATGGTAGAACCAGCACCCAAATAAGTCGTGAATGGGCTTAATGCGCCAACCTGACCAGCTTGATACTGTCCAAGCAAACCAGCACCTTGATTAAGCAATCCTGTGCCAAACGCAACCTTCTGCTGACCAGCTTGTTGAGCCTGTGATGCCAATTGCAAGTCTTGTTGCGCTAAAGCGTTGTAGTAGGCTTCCATCTCAGGAGTAGTTGCACCCAAACCAGCCGCACCGCTTGGTCTAGCACCTGTAGCACCTACAGACAAACCGCCACGACCTGTTTGGTACAACTGGTTCTGCAACTGAGCCATTTGACGCTCACGGCTAGGGGCAAGCAAATCTTGTTGCTGACGCATATATTGAGCCGCAACTTGCTCAGGAGACTGCTGTAGATACTGCTGACCAAGATTAAACAATCCTGTAGCACCTTGCTGAAGTGGTGCGTACTGTTGCTGTGCCATCTCTGCTTGAGATAACGCACCGCCTGTAAGAGCCTGTAATCGGTTCTGATAGGCTTGTAACTCAGGGCTGACAGTGTAGCCAGCACCAGACAAATAACCGCTAGGATCAAACTGGAAATTTGATGTCCCATAACGAGTAGTTACACCTACAGGGCGAAACTTAGCCGCTTCAGCCGCAAGTCTTGCAGACTCAAGTTGTGCTTGTGCAGATTCTTGAGCCGCACCTCTAGTGGCATTGGCTTGCATTGAGCCGCCAATAAGTCCTAAACCACCACCAATTAACGCTGCTTCTAGTCCCATTTATCTTCTCCTGACAAATATTTGTCTGACATTTTTATCTGAGCCAATAAAGTCTTTCAGATACTCAAATCCAACTATACCTAGAAACTTCTCATGCTTTACATCACCTATCTCATGTACAGCATAAATCTCACTTCTATGTATCTCAAACAACTTCTTCAAATCATTCAACAAATCTTTCTTTACACTATTTGTCCACTTTATGCAATCACAATGAATAAAAGTGAACCCAAAATCAATTTCCAAAAACACGATGTAATCATCATGGAAGATTACTGGTGTCTTCACACAGTCCTTTTCCACATATAAACAGTTATGTATGGCTGATAGTTAGCATTCGTTCCACTTGAACCAGTAGAGGCATTGGTTGTTGCCACTGTAATTCCTGTAGTTGATGTTCCGATGCTTGTGCCATTTATTGGAACAGACATACCGCCAGCGGTTGCGCCCGAACCGCTAGAACCAACAGTTCCTGTGTGGGTGTGACCTGCATCAGTAACAGTTGAAGTTGCAGTGTGAGTGTGGCTTACAGTAATTGCATCTGCACTACCACCAGTTTCTTCAGCAGTGTCAAACAGTGCATTGCCTGAATCAAAACCAACCATGACACGACCCGCACCGAATGCAGTCCATGTACCAAAACCTAGCAATGTTGCAGGGTTAGTGCTTGAACTTGCATTTGTATAGATAGAGCCAACTGGATATAGTGCCGCTAGTGCCGCTTGAACGAAAGCAGTTGTTGCTAATGCAGTCGAGTTATTCCCTGATGATTGAGTAACTCCAGTTGTTCCTGTAGGAAGTACAGGAGAACCAGTAAATGTCGGACTTGCTAAATCGGCTTTAGTTGCAACAGCAGTTTGAATATTGTTGAACTCTGTATCAATCTCAGTACCCTTGACAATCTTCAAAGGATTGCCAGAAGATAAATTATCTTTACTGGCAAAGTTCGTGCTTTTGGTGTAATCACTCATAATATTCCTTTAAGTCATCTTTCCATTTTTGGCTTGGATTTCAATCTTCTGAATAGACAAGGGAGTTCCATTAATGTCTGATTCATAACCTGTTTGCACAACCTTACCAGAGCCTGATGCCGCAACTACCAATGTTTGTAAAGCAACACCATCAGAATAGTAAGAAATGGTTGTGGCATTTGCTCCATACTCAGCAATACCATAATAAGAAACGCCTTGAACTGGAATGGTTGCATTGTCAGACAAGTAATTTGTCTTGAAGTCAAAACCCCACTTGAATGTCACTGTTTGATTTGTACCGCCAATAACAACAATAGAGAGCTTCTTCAGAATTGAAGTTACATTTTGACTCCCAAGGTCAGCATGGTTTGTGTAATACAACATACGATATGCAGATTGGTAATCTTGATAAGTGTTGTAGTAACCTACATAACCATTTTGACCAATGTAAAGACTTCCATCTCTACGAGACAAGAAAGACTTTGGCGTGATTGAATCCCAAGTCGTAACCCTTGCCGCACCATCAGGCAAATAAGCCTTGGTATCAAAACACCAAGTAGTGTCGATGCTAGGAGTAACCAAGAGATAAAAGGCTTCACGCTCTGAATAGACAGACTTAACATTTGCCAATGTCTCACCAGCAATAGCACTCATCAAGTCATTACGAATATTCTTAGACAAGTCTCTCTCTGGAGCAGACTTCTCCTGAATTGTTCGCATCAACGATCTGACACCAGAGTTAGATAAGAACAATACATCAGTGCTAGTAGTTTGAATACTGTCTCTGGCAATGCAACCAATACCCTCAACAGTGTCACTGATAGACATAGTTGATGGAGCAGTTGCGCCTTGATAGACAAGAATCTGACGCTTACCAAAGATGAACAAGAAACCATTGTGAGCAGCCAAACCAGTGATCTGGTCAGCACCATTCACCCACACATTGTTTACATTAAGTGAGCCAGCAGTACCTGTAGACCAGACATGACCAGAAATCAGGTCACTGAAGTAAACAGTAGAGTTGTTTGATGTTGTATTAGCAGCCCACAAACGACCAAATGCTGAAATGCAAATATCAGCATCAGGAACAGTAGCTTGGTATCCTGTCTTCTCCGACACTCTACGATATGTAGTGGTTGATACAGCAGGGTCATAAATCAAAGGATTGTGACCAGACTGAAAGAAGTATGTGATGCCATTCAAAGATGCACACTGCCAATTGCTTGCAGTAATAGTTGGTGCAGTACCCCCTCCTCCATAGGTGAGTTCAGTAACTGCATTACTAGAACCTAACTTGAAAATCTTGTTGTTTCCAGCGAACAAGACAGTCAAAGTGCCATCAGTCTGAACTAACTCAT